TATTAGGACCAGTTCTTACAATTTCAACATCTTCTAAAGACTTTGGAAAAATTGCAGGAGAAACAAATTTAATTGCACCTGATTTTATTTTTTTAATTGTATCAGCATCATCAATCTTAGACGTAGTACTGAGTCTTATTCCTGTATCAGTACCTTTTACAGTTCTAATTGTTCCTTTTCTAAATGCTTCTTGTATTCTCCTGGATTCTTCAAGTGTTTTACCTGTAGTGTGATCACGAATTCCTTTGTCATTTACAAAAACTATATCAGGTTTACCAACAAAATCTTGTCCATCTAATCTATTAGCTTCTCTTGTTACCATCCAATTGTTAGCATTTACCCTATCAGAAATTAAAAACGCATGAACAAAAAATCCATCTTCAGTTTCTTCAAACTCAAATTCAGTTGCAGCTGTAAAAATTGGATTCTCTAAGCTACAACTATGCATAAAAATAAAGAAGGTTTACTGCTTTTTAAGCTATTTTGGTTAGTTCTTTTTACGGTTACCAGCTAAACTTAATCCTCTACCTTTACCACTAGCAGTTTTTTTCAATGGTTCTTTAGCTACTTCTTCTACTTTTCTTCTTTCTTCAGCTTCAGCTTTTGCTTCTTCTTCTACTGGATCTATTTCAGTTGTATTTTCTTGATCAGACATGAGATTTGTGGGTAATTATTACTTAATAAATTAATTGGTTATTCTTCGTTAGGTTTTGGGCCTGCTTCATTTCCTTTATTTTTTGAATTAGGATCTTTGGTCATTGTGAGTTTATTCCCATCCATATCAGTTAGAGATTGTTCAGCTAATTTATCACCTTCAGGATCTATCATGTTCTCAAAGTTCTGAATTCCTAGTAATTCACCCATTGCTTCAGCCTTTAATGGTTGTAATTTAGATAATTCAACAACACTCGATACAAGATCGGCCCAGGATTCTAATTTGAAATCATCAAACTCTGCTTCTACATGGAATTCATCTAGTGTATCTTTATCTTTGTAAATGATTCTAAAGTTCTTCATGTACCATTGAGCAGAAATTTTCTTCCCAATGATAATTCTATGACGAGTAATTACATTCTCTAAAAATATTCTAAGTACTCCAAGTAATGTATCTCTATTAGGATCTTTTTCTTTTGAAATTAATGTAGTTGGTACTTCTGCAGACTTTGCTGCTGCTTCAGCATGATAGTGAGCCATTTCAATCATCTCTTTAATTTTTGGATTAGTATCAACATTGTGTACATGCATATCTTTTTCAGGATCTTCTAATGCAGTTGCATTTGGAACACCAACTGACATATTATTTACAAAAGTTCTGTTTTGTTTTTCTTCTTGTATCGAACCTTTTTCATCTCTCTTAAATGCAATAATTGCAAAACCTGAATAACCAATAGAAGCTATGTTTGGGAAATCTCTATCAATTAATTTTCTTAATGATCTTCCATGTCCAATCATTCTTTGCATCTTTGAATAACCGTAAAACTTTGCGTTGTAAATTGCAGAGTTTTGCATGTGTTCTAGGTAAAGCATGTCTGAAGATTCAATCATTGCTCCACCAAACATCAACTGCACACCTTTGAGTTTTAATGTTGGTTGATCAACTTGTACAAAACCAATATCTCTAGGATGAGGAACCTTCAATACATTGGGGATATCAGGATAAGTTTTATCTTTCCATTTGAATACTCTATCTTCAAAGTATTCGTATGTCATAATATCTCTACCATAAATCCAATGATTTCTAATCAACGATTCAATTTTAGAATTAAAGTCTTCATCCATTAATGGATCTTCACCTAAAGCATCTGCAAATGAATCATCAATTGCAATTAGTGGTTCTAATAGATCCTTACTTTCATCTAGTACTCTAGCAATAGCTTCATCTTTTGTTTCATCTTTCTCACGTTCTTCATCTGTTTCTTTTCCATCTTCACCTTGTTGTTTACCTGCTTTTTTAATATCAACTTTATCTTCATCATTTAATTTTAGTACAGGTCTAATTCCTCTTCCCATCGTAAAAGATACTAGAAGATCAATGATAGAACCACATATTGTATGCATGTAGATATCTTGTAGAACAATATAGTCTAGTGCTTGTAATGGATTGATGAAGAATTTAGGAAATATTACTGTTCCAGCTTTTGTAGTTTTTGCTGTAAATGGTACTTGTTCAATAACTTTATTCTTATCACTAAATTTTACATCTAAAGCTTGAACATTCATTTGAGGTACATAGGTATTCAAAAATTTATTATGATGCTCAGTTGCTTCTAGCAGACTAGGATCAGCCCAATCATTGCCTTCTCCATCAATTAAGCTTCTACGTATAGGCCAAAGCCAAAATCGTTTTTCTTTTTTAGGAGCTTTCTTCTGTTGTTTGAATTCAGAATAGAGTTTCTTTTCATCTTCATTTAGAAGTGTAGTATCAAGTATTGTTCTCTCTCTAAATCTACTTCTAACCCTCCATACTTTAGCACGATTTAGATTATCATCTTTGAAATTATCTGCTACTTCTTGATCTGTAGCATCAGGATTTTCTTTAATGTACTCTATAATCTTAGCTTCAAGCTCGAGCTTCACAATTTAATTGATGAGCTAGCTCATTTATAATTACTTCCACGTACATTTTTTGGATCTAAAGCTCAAAATCACATACTCCTTTGTGTTTCACTATATCCATCTTGGTAAGGATCTTTAGGTTTCAAATCAAAGAATTCTACCTTACCTGAACTTCTTCCTAGATACCAAGCAATGTATGCATAATTACAAGCCTGTAATGCATCATCAGGTTCAGAGTCTTTATGAGAATATTTGATATAAGTTTGGCCTGTAGATTTGAGATTTTCTTCTGTTCCTTCAATACAAGTAAATTGTGGAATTATCCATTTGACTTTTGCCATGTCTGCTCCTGGAAGAATCATTCTAGGAAGTGTAACACCTGCATCTTTGTAACCATATCTGATTAGATCAATAATTCTATCAATTGAAAATGTTCTATCAATAAGATATCTCATTTCTCTTCTGAGTTTTTGCATCTCTAATCTAGTAGGTATTGGTTTTTCTGGTCTTACTTGATAGGAGTTTCTAATTACTCTTCTTCCAAAATGCTGTTGTAAAGGCTGACATTGTTGTGCAGGATTAGCATCTGCTACTACTTTATCTGCTTCATACGCATCAATTAGATTGATAGCAATTTCAGTTTGTTTTCTGAAATCATTGGTTTCAACTTTCTCTACCCATAGAAGCTTAAAGATCGGACCTTTATCATCAAGACATTGCCAAATCCAAATGATTGTTTTACCTCCTCCTCCAAAGTCCACACCAACATAAATTCTTCCTGCATTGTGATCAACATCTTCAGCTTTAGTTAGTGATACATTTTTGTCAAATAATGATAGTATCATCTTAGTAGTAATTGGTTTAAGTTCACCTTCAACAAACACAGCCATGATATTTCTAAGGAAATTATTGGTTGTAGTATCTGGATCTTCTTGTTTAGCTTCTATTGAAAAGGACTCAGCAACATGATATAATTCTGTTGCATCTCTTCTAGTTAATGGAATTCTAGGATTGAGAGGTTGTGATATAGTATATCCATGTATTGCATAATTCTTAGGAACTTTAGCTACCCATTTACCTCTAACTATTTCTTTCATTGCATCATTATACACTAAACCATTTTTATCAAAGCATTGTTCCTCTAGCTCTCTTCTCCATGACATGTTTTCATATCCTTTGTATGGTTCACCTCGATCATATTTCCACTCCATTTGATTAGAAGACATAAACATTCTATGATATTGCGTATCAACAAATCCTCCAATTCCTCCAATAATTAAATCGCCCATTGTATCAGCTAATGTTTCTCTTGCATTATCAAAATTAGTCCAGTCTATATCTTGGCCTTCATCAACAATCAAAGTTTCATTTGATTTACCTTGAAGATGCCTCCAATTATTCAAAGCTGTTACCATGTCAATAGTTGATCTAGTTTTTAGTGTAACTTTCGTCATACTACCCCATTTACTAACTCCTTCAATGTATTCAGATAACGGATATACTGCAAAAACATCTTTTCTAAATTTGTTATCTGAGAATGTTTTCAGTGATTCTAATTCAAAATTAACGTATGTTTGATCATAATCATAATGCGTACTTCCTCTATAAGCAAGCTCACTAGCAAATCCTGTAGTCTTTCCCCACTGTCTAGCTAATATTTCTATTTTGTATGGATGAGGATCTAATAGCATCTCTTTGATCATTGGCATGTATTCTATTCTGTTGGGTTCACCTTTGATGTAAGCTCTACAATTTAATTCCCATCGTATTCTATCTGTTGGTATATCTGGTAAGATAATAGTTGGATCTCTATCGTAAAAATCAGGAAATACATCACATACGTTTGCTAAATTTGTTAAAGTGTTCTCATCAAACTGAAGAATTTTTCCATGCTCATCAATAAGTTGTTTCTTCTTTTTCATATCAATTTCTCCAATCTAAAAATAACAAATGATTCAAAAGCTATAGTTTCTTCAACTACCCAATGATTAGTAAATAAATCTGCAAGTTCTTTTTCCACTTCGTTAAACTCCTTTGGTTTTGTAATATTCAAATATATTAATTTAACTTCAATAGGCAATGAATAACCTCTCATTTTTGTAAGGATCTAATCTTTTTCTTGCAAGTTTGATATACTCTTCTTTTAATTCTATTCCAATCCATCTCAAACCTAATTTTTCTGCAGCTACTCCTACTGTACCAGCTCCAAAGAAAGGATCTAGAACAATACCATTAGGAGGACATGCACATTTTAGAATTTTTATTGGCAGTTCAATCGGAAATGTTGCAAAGTGAGCTTCAGAGAATGGATGTGGATTTATGAAAAAAACATCACCTGGATTCTTACCTTTTTGATGGTTTAGATTGTTACCATCCTTATCATAATTACCATAGTGTTTGTCTGCTATTGTTTGTGGTACTTGTCCATCTACTTTGGACCATTTTCTATCAAGTTTGTTTCCATATCCTTCCCAATCAGATAATCCTTTTTCTCTACGTCTATGTATTCCATGTTCTAATTGCCCAGGAACATCTGCCATCTTTCGTTCTCCCTTCTCATTATGATTCTCTACCTCTTTGTCTAGTGCCTTTTGAGAGAATCTTTCCTTTGTGTTCTTTTTTAATTTAGTAATTTGTTTATTTACAGTTATTGTCTTTTCTCTTATTGCATCTAGATTAAAATAATATTTCTGTTGTTTGGTGAAAAAGAATATTGATTCCCACTTGTTAGTAAATCTATCTTTTACTGAACTAGGCATTGAATTAGCTTTATACCAAGTAATATGATTACGTGCAATCCAACCATTATCTATACAGTTAATGTAAAATCTTTCTGGAATACCTACCCTAGATTTCTGTTGAAGGTTTCCTAGATTTGGTTTAAACCCTTTATCTTTACCATCTTTAACTTGGCCATATTTTTCTTCTTTATCAAAGGACTGATTACCTCTATCAAAATATCCTGCTCCTGTTGTAGTCGAATAAGTATCTCCAAGATTAATCCATACACTACCAGTATCTTTTAGGACTCGTCTAATAGCTTCCATGAATTTATTCATTTTTTCTAAATAATCACGAAAGTTTGGTTCTAATCCCCATTGTCCTTCAACACCATAATTCCTCAATCCCCAATACATAGGACTAGATATTACACAATCAATAGATTTTTCAGGTAAAGTAGCAAGTTGTTCAAGTACATCACCACATAAGATTTCTCGATTCATTTTACTTTAATTTCCTTTTGTGATATTTCATATTGCATGTTCCTTATTTTTGTGTATTTTTAATTGCTTTTTACTAGTTACTAATCCACATATTCCACAAATATGTGTAATCCTAGTTCTATGTCTAGGTATTTCTGTACAATTGTGAGTAGCATCAAAAATTACTTTTCCTCTTGTATAACGTCTAACTGTGCATCCACAATCTAGAATCTCTTTAGGATGAATACCATTGAAAGTGATCCTCATTGATTAATCACATCTCTTTTCCAGTTTTTTACTTCTTTACCAAAATCCTTATCCAGTTCTTTTATCATATCTAATACTCTATCACACCTAATAATAAATTCTGTATCAGCCATGACTTCATTCATACCAGTTAGTTCTTTATCTAATCTACCAAGTAATTGTATCATATCATCTAATACTCTAACTTCATCAACTGACAATTTAGTGCTGTCAACATCAAAAGGCATAAGATATTCTACCTTTTGTTTGATTTATTCCTCATTTGTTTTTTAAGATCAGGAAATGCATCTAGTAAATATTGAATGTTCATACTAATAGTTCCAGGAGAAATACTATTTGTTCTTGCTAGATGTGCGATAGTGATCTCAGTCATTCCAATGTCCTTTTTATTTGATTACATAACATACATTTGTGTTTTCTCTCTGCAATCTTTACAAAAATATGTTCATGTTTCATATCAAATCAATCTCCTGCATTATTTCATCCTATTCTTAGTCTTTTTAAATGTATTTTTCTTAATCTCATTTAGTGTTCCTTGGTCCATAGGTAATTCTTCCGTTTAGGTTGTTTTGGTTTTTTAGGTTCTAATAAAGATGAATATTCTGTTGCTACAAAAAATGGTAATACTGTAACTGAATGTCCTGTTTGTGC